TCCTGGACGCCTGCCTGATAGTAGTTCACAGCTCCTGGTCTGGTGTCAAGCACCGACAAGAAACCGTCATCNGGCATCATGACTGGTGGGTCNATGCGCTTTTGTGCACCCGACAGGGTGGTCTGATAAATCTCCTGCANCATCTTGACNTCAGACAGAGCGGCNAACCCAGGACCGCGNCCGTANGTCTCGTTGGAAGCCTTGTAGAACCNGGCCACNGCAAAGGGCTTCTCGTAGTAGCCAGTCTGGCGCAGCACNCGCTTGGATTTGTCCTCCACGTAGATGCTGATGTACTCGAACTTCTTGAAGCCATTAGGGGCTGGGAAACCAGCNGCAGGGTTCACNGGNCGNATGNCATGCAGGATNTCNAANTCNGTGTCNCCCTTCTTGTCNNCAANAGCCTTNAGAACTTCTTCCGGGCAGTTCTCCCGGCCGAACTCNTCAAGAATGTCGTCCGCGTTGCGCTTGTACTTGCGCATAACCCGGTTAACCAGGTTGGCCTTGTTCTCCTGGAAGCAGGTCTCCGTCAACGGCAGACTCTGGAAGAACAACGACCGCTTGTGCTCCGGGTGCTCTGTGATCAAAAGTTGGCAGTTACCGAACGCGCCGTACTCCAGGTAGCACTCATTGAGGCCAGCCGTGAAGTTGGTATGGGGCAACTGCATCTCAAAGTTCATAATCTCGGTAACTTCCTGCAGCCACTTCGCGATGACATAGTCCATGTTCTGCAACTTGTCATCGGTCGAGATCTCAAAGAACGGCTGTGAGGGGTTAGTGAGCAACGAAAAGAGGCCAGCGGCGAGCTGCTGGTTCGCCTGCTCCCCGGTACCATCGAAGATACGCCAACGCCTGTTCTCCCCCTGAGAGCCGTGCTTCGTGAAGGTGGCCTCAATAGGGTGAATGAGCTCGGCTGCTTCCTGCCAGAACCACTCAAAGTTGGACCTCGACCCCTTCGCGCGGTCGTAGTCCACAAAGAGTTGCTGGACAGCCTCTTTCGCCAGTGCCATACCTTAGCCCCCGAGAGTTGTCTTCAACGTCTTGACTGCCGACGTATCGCCGTCACCTTCAGTGAGGAGCGTACCGGCGCGGCCCATCCGCTGCTTTTCTTCGCGCTCAAGACGAGTCTTTTCCTTCGTTGCGGCTTCAGCCTCAAGGCGCTCTGCTTCTGCCCGCTGCCGAGCGAGTTCAGCTTCCTGCGCCGAGGTATCAACACTTTTACCGCCACCACCGCCCATATTACTCCCCCTTCAGAGGTTTCAGGTCGTAGAAAGAAACCACTGCGTCGTCGAACGTTCCGTCATGTTTCTTGATGGCCTCTGGGATGAGCGCCAGGACTTTGAACCCTCCCTTCCGGAGAGCCCGCACCGCTAACTTCAGAGAAGCCGGCGTGCGCCCGCAAAGGCCTGTAAGGTGTGTATTGGCCGCCAAGTATTCAAAGGCAGCCAGAGCAACACCCTTAACATCTTTACCCCAGACAAGCTTGTAGCACCAGTAATGAAAGAAAGCCACATTGGCCGAAATCTCAGAAACCCAGAAGCACGCAGCCGGCTCGTTGTCCTTGAACAGGAAGCCACCGAAGATTGCCCCAGACCGAACGTACTCCAGGAAGTCCCAGGGAGAACTGATACGGCCATCGTAGAAGACCTGCAGCTTGGAACCTTCCTGGTCCATCTTGTAAAAGAGCACGATGATCTCTTCATCCGTGAGCGCCTTGAAGCGCTTTACGATGTATGCACTCACTGGCGCTCCAAGGGATTATACCCGCGGACACCACGGGGCTGCTGGTGTATAAGAGGAACGCGAGTATCCGTGAAAGGATTATATCGCGTACCAACCGCCATCGCGCCAGTATCCAAGGTGTTCCTCGGCGGAGTGCGCATGCTCTGGGCCGCAGTGCGGACAGCGTCTGCAAAGTGAGAAGCCCAGTTATGCACCGGCTGGCGCTGCAGCGTCTTGTGCTTGTCGCTGTACTCACTGTGGTAGTGGATCAAGGCCTCGACGAGGCTATCACACTTCGTCTTATCGAAGTAGCAGCGTGGGAGGATCTGCCTCACCGCGTTAATGCCATCCTCGATTGCAGCCTTCGGGATAACCCGAATCCGATCCATTCCCAGGCCACGCAGCGTGCGCAGGCGGGAGTAGCCAGTGGACAGTTCCCGCACCTGCACGTCGTGCGGTAACGCGTGGTATCCGTAGACGTACGGGCGATCGCGCAGAACCTTCACGTAGTGTGCCAGGCCCTGCGAGTAGTTCGAATAGCAGTCAATAAACCTGATCTCTTGCCCCACAAGCTGGAAGAACACGATCGTGGTGTCATCGGACATACCGAGGTCCCACGCAGTGTGTACCTCAAGCATGGGGTCATACGGCACGTTCTGGACCTTCGCCTGACTCTGCAGGAGATCGCCGTAGTAAGACCCCAGAATCGAGGCATCGAAGGAGCAGTAAAATTCCTGCTGGATCAACGGCTCAGGCATGCCGTCCTCGCGCTCCTTCTGAATCTGCGCGGCCGTCATGACGCCCGTGTCATCGACGGTCAAAGTCTCGTAGAACCAGGTGCTGTCACCCTTGGCCTTCTTAACCATGTCATACAAGTGGTTGCGCCCACGAGGAGTACCGTTAAAGAAGGCCCATCCATCGTTCTCAATCAGGATTGGGCGAAGGTAGTCCCACGCTTCGGGCTTGTGCAGAGAGAACTCCGAGAACATCACCCCGATCGGATTCGATCCCACGATCGAGTCAATGTTATCTGAGCCGAGGAACCGGATGATCGATCCATTGGTTAACTCGATCGTCATCTTCTGGTTGTCAATCCGCTTCTGCAGCTGTGGCGGAATGTGATCCCGGGTACGGAAGCCGTCCTTATCGTAGGACTCCCAGATCACGATACGAGCCTGCGCGTAGTAGGGCAGAATGTAGAAGTACGTCCCAACACGCTGGACTGCCTCACGCGCCGTGATATTCATGAACACTTTGTCCTTGCCGGCCCTGCGATGCCAGACCGCTACTCCGCGCCGGAAACCCTGAGGAATCGCGTTATAGAGATTCTTCTGGTACTCTCTCAGCGTGAAGTTATATGGGATCTGGATGACCGACATTAGTTCACCTGCTGCATTATCTGCACAGTGATCTTGTTGCCGCCGTCCCCGGCCTCGCCGGTCGCAGTCTGCATGGTCAAGAAGGCATTCTGAGCAAGCAGGCCTTGGAAGGACTTAACCAGGTGGCCGAGGCGGTTGCAAGCCTTCTCGTCATTGACATCTACGCCTTGTGCAGCCTGCAAGATCTTCGACAGAAGAACCGCCTCGCACTTTGCGAAGACGGGGAAGAGCGCGCGCTGCTTAACCAAGGTGGCGCCCACAAGGTGGGCTTTCAGCGCGGCGGTGAAGGTCTCTAGGCTCTCTTCTTCCCCCGGGGTTTTCCGAACCATGGGGACCAGGGTATCCAGGTTACCAGCGGTCCAGTGGCCTTCCTTAACAGCTTGCTCCACCAGACCTTGGGAAAGGCTAGGAGTCTCCTCGGCAATGTCCTTAGTGGACAGGCCGAGAACTTCAAACTGGAACCGTATGAAGGTCCAGTCGATCCGAGTTTCGCTTAGGGGTTCCATATAGAAAGCGTATCATGACTCGCTGGAAAAGTAAACAAGAATAGTCTACGTTTCGTGTATAATTTTTTCAGTTTTAAGGAGCTTTCTATTTTCAGAAGCCATTTAGCTTAGTTCGAAGTTTCGACTCGTTCTGGATAGGATTATGGAGACTTCGGAGTACTACGCGCGCGTATCATCTAATAAGGTGGAATGGGCTCTACACTTTTTGTAGGGGGAACGCTATTTGGGGCAAAAGTTGCACCCTACATTTTTTGTAGGGGAAGTGCTATTTGGGGCAAAAGTTACACCGGACTCACGTGGGACTCGCGAGGCTCGTCCACTTTGCCCCCTAGCCCGGGGTGCCCCCGGGCCCCCTCGCGTCCCGCGCCACGTCAAGCCCGTCCTCAAAAGCTGCGCCAATCTCTTGTCACGGTTTCTGTGCGCAGAAGGATGCGCCAATCTTCAGTCATTGAATATGCTTATGCTTCGCATGCATATTCAATGCCATCAGATTGTCACACCTTCCGCACCCAGAAACCGCGCCAAGATCTTGTCACACCTTTTGCTGCCAGTCTCGCCGTGTCACGTGACGCTTCGAGGGCCCTGTTACCTATACCCCCTAAGGGTACATTGGGGACCTGACCTTGTATCAGGCCCCCAATATCCCTTTGGCGTTATTCGGCCTCTTCGCCACCTTCGGAGCCGGAAGCGGCCATGACCTCGCGTTCCTTGGCCACGTACTTGGCGATGAAGTCGGCGTCGACCTCTTGGCCCTTGAACTTGGTGATCTTGGTCTTGCCTTCCTCATCGTTGATGAGGCCCCAACCATCCTTCTTGAGGTAGCACTTCAGGGAACTGATGTTCTTGGTGCTGACCTTCATTTCATTGGAGATGTCGAGGATCTTTGCGGGACCCTTGGCCAGGACCTCGAGGAGTTCCAACTTGCGACCAGATCCGCGCTTCCGGGAGGCGGCCAACTTGAGGTTTTCCTTTTCGGCATTCTCAAGAGCTTCAATCAACTGAGTCTTGGTGAGACCTTCGAACTTCGACATTTTTCCTAACCTCCATTTAAAAGTTCATTCCTCTTTGCCCCTTCCCTCTTGAATACAATCTAATCATTTCCATTGAGGTTGTCAACAACTTTTTACCACTTAATTTCAGAACCCCACATTTCCTTTAGCTCTTGCCGAATCATATCCCCATCCAGCTGGCTCGTCCTTTCAACAATCCCTTCAAGGATTATCGACAACAACCTACGCTTTACTTGCTCGGTTTGATTTTCTTGCTTCAATAACTCACACATTGCCAGAGCTATCGTCCTTGGCCCAACATTATAAATCACTTTGGCCCCCTTTTGTTATTCCTCAATTCCCTTCCCTCTTGAATACAATCTAATCATTTCCATTGAGGGTGTCAACAACTTTTTCATCTTTTACAAACTTTCTTTGACCTCCCTTCATGCAGTATCTGTGCCAACCCATTGATGGTGATTATCATTATCAGCGCCGCTCGCCTTCGGCTTCGCGAGGAGTCAGAGAATAGGTTCCAGGAGGAACGAATAGCATCTCAGTGCTTGTCATGCTTTTTGCCTCCGAGAATCCAGCCATACCTTCGATCTACTGATTTGTAAGACAAATCAGCATCTCTCGGTCTGTCTAGATTCTCGTATTCAAAAAGCCCGCCAAGCCCCGAGCTGGTAGAATGTACGAGAAGTTACTGAATAGGTAAATGCCGGAGAGAGAATGTACGAGAAGTTATCGGATAGGTAATACAGGAGAGAGGCGGACCGAGAGTTTATCGAATAGGTAATACCGGAGAGAAGCGGTACGAGAATCTATCGAATAGGTGAGAAGGGACATAAGCATGGACAGAGACTACGCCTGGCCGGGTGGGTGAACCCACCAAGCCTATGCTGGGCGCCACAGCAAGGAAAGCCCACCAGATCCATCCTTACCCAATGGGTTCGCGGCACAGTCAGGCGTGGAGCTGGTGGCGCCCATCCGGCGCAGCAGCATGGAAAGCTCGTCTCAACCAGGCCAGGGACATGCGCCAGGCTTCCCAATAGGATTGCGTCACAATCGCCGCCCAGCTGGATTCCTGGTGCACACATCCTGGTAATCTAGCAAAGAAAGCACNGGATGTAGCCAAGAAGTGCGCGATTCGGTTCCGGCGT